CTGGGGGGGGACTACAACTGGAGGTAGCTTCAGATGCGTGTGAGACAGCGCAAGGAACGTCGTAAATGGGAGACGAACCACGTCGGTATTTTGGTGAAGACTTTTATAGTCCACCCGCCGTCGCAGTTCACCCCGTATTACGAACTTTGGAGTATCGATGATAGGACGCTTACCAGCGATCCTTCTTGGTACACCGATACCGTTCCTGGCCCACTAAAGGCTACAGAGCATTTCATGGATACCGCCACGGTTCGTCGTAAGGACGCGTGGACCCTAATGTTTGAACGAGCGTTCAGACAATACTGGGGCGACGAGTTCGTAAACGAGCGTAATTCGTGGTGGCGCATGATGCAAGGTCGAGGGAAGAAATTATACCCTATGACCACTTGTAGTCACGTGGTAAAGAGGCGAAAGGGTTTCTCGGAAACTGGGACTGTGCAATTACGGCATGCGCCGTTTTCGTACAATTTTCCCACACCGGGTTATCCCGACGGCACCATATATCACTTTGTGAATGTGGCGCAGTTTGTTTTTCGCCTCCATGGTCTTATAGACCATACTGTCATACCGCCGATTGAGGACCCATCTACCTGCTGGTTAAGCAGGAATGAGTTTTTTACATCGGACCTCGCGGCCCGGTGTCAGTCGACGGCACTCCGACGCATGTTGCCTGATCTAGAGGACGGGTTTTCACTTCCCGTCTTCCTGGCTGAGATAGGGGAGGTTCCCGGCATGGTAAAAGGAGCTATTAAATTAGTCTCCGGTCTACCGAAAGCCGCTAGAGCCTTCCTTTCCAAGCCTATAGGCACATGGTCGAGAGCACAGCTAGCAACATCCTTTGGATGGTTGCCCTTTATTCGTGACGTGCGTACAATTGTCGAGCGCTTAATGTCACTCCGTCAGGATATCCAAGGATTCCTTGACGGTGCAGACAAGCGCAAGACGTACCATTACACGATAAGGCTGGACGCTCAAGACTTAGAAGAACTAGAAAAGTATATAGACGTTGTTGGTTCGACGGAAAACATCCAAGTTTACCCGTCGGTCCATGACTTCCCGATCGATGCCTTAGCCGACTACTTTAACAGTATAAGCTTTGACGTGCGGACGGTGGAGTCACTAAGCAACGTAATGTACACAGCGACGATCGATTACAGTTACACTCTCGACAATGTCGGTGAGTGGGCGCCAGTTTTGGCGGCTCTGGATCGATTCGGGGTAAATCTCTCATTGAGTGATCTCTGGGAGGTCATACCCTTTTCTTTCGTTGTAGACTGGTTCTTCTCTGTTCAATCCCTAGTTGAGAGGTTGGATTTAACTAACCTCCCGCCCCAGATCGTTATTAACGAATTCTGTGAGTCGCTTAAGTTCAGCTACTCAAAACTTGTGTCAATGGAAAACGTCACTGTCGAAACCGAGAGTGATCATTGGCCAGACACAGGTTGGGCAATTACCCCAGTTTCTCGTTCCCTTCGTTATGAGGAGAACGTTTATCATAGACGGGCAGGTTTACCGTCAATCAAAGTTGAGGACTTCCCAAACCTAACACTTCCGCATGGAATGCAGATTGTGTTGGGGGGTGCTCTCATAGGATCGCGGCGTTGACCTTGTGGTCAATTCCTGCTATCTTGTGGAAACTGCACGCTTTGCGCGTGTACGGAAAGGGCTTGCTATGTACGCAGAGCCTCTTGTACTAGACTATGACGCCAGTGTGGCGTCCGGTAACTCGGAACAGACCTATAACCTCATCTCCTTCCCAACAGGCAACTCGTCGGTCCGCAAAAATGCGGCAGCCGACACAGGTGTCCTGCCGGAGGTAATGAAGATTTCCCACCAGACGGTGGGGAAGGGTACGTCCATGAGAGACCGCCATCTCGTTCGCTTCGAAGTTTCAAGCGATGATGGAGATGGAAACATAGGCACGACCGATCCGGCCGTTGTCTATATGGTGTTCGACATACCTCGTAGCAATTGCAACGGGAATACGCCGACCATCTTGGCACGACAGCTTTGCGGTTTCCTTCGTGACGCCGATGCGGATGATACCGCGCCGGATTACGATACGAACCTCGCGAAGCTGCTTAATGGCGAAATGTAGAAATACGTTAAGCCATTGTGCCAAACCCTAGTAAGAGGCGATATACGTACGTGCAGGCACTAGGAGAGTAACATGTGTTTCTCTGAAAAGCCTGAGGCTGCTCAATTTTATACTGAGCTCCTTATCCATCTGATTAGGGATGCAGCATTCTCGCTTACACTCCAGCCAGACTTCTTTGATCGTGACATCAGTTACGTCATCGACCGTGTTAGGACAGACGGCATAGACTTCTTAACGAAGACATTGCCATCGCTTGGTAAAGCCTTTGACAAGGCTTTGTCGAGTGACACCAATTTTTCGTCACCTCCTGGTTTCTCAACCAAGAACTATGGCGACATTGAGTACCCCAAGTTTCTACGGGTGCTCTTTTGTTTGGTGTTCGCGCCTGACGGCAGAGTACGAGCGAACGACTTGGATTGCGCAGACATGCGCTGGTTTCGGCAAGTCGGGTTATTTCCCGATGAGTCGAGTCAAATCCAGATCGTTGCTGTAAGAGCCATACGCCAAATTTGTTACCTGGCGTATAAGTTGGAACTACCTTACGACGTATCCATCGAAGAGGACAAGTATTCAAGCTTTGAACACTTGGATGCGAGTCTTCCGGATGTCGATGCCTGTCTGGCAAACGACACAGAGACGTACCAAGCGCTGGAGAGCGCTAGTATGCTTCTGGGATATGTCCTAAGACGTTTGAACGTCGAGGAAATAGTTCCAAAACATGGACCTGGTGCCGTTGCGGGTGGAGAGAAGCCGTGGCAGAAGTTTAACTTCAACAAACGGTTTCGCTGTCTGGAGAAGATCTATCCCTTTGGGGATTGGTTCTTCTTTAACGGACACCACTTGGACGACCAGCTAGAAACCCACGTCCCTTTAAAGGAACAGACGGATCCTTGCACAAAGGTCTGTCTTGTACCAAAGGACTCACGTGGTCCTCGTCTGATCGCGATGGAGCCAAAGGAAATCCAATGGATCCAACAAGGTCTGGCTAGGGCGATAATCGACATTGTCGAGAGTTGCTCTAGTCTAACGTCTGGTTACGTGAATTTCACGGACCAGTTCATTAATAGAGGTCTAGCCATGAAGCATTCTAATGACGGGGATTTTGTCACCCTCGACATGAAGGATGCGTCAGACCGTGTTTCCGTCGCGTTGGTCTCTCGGGTTTTTCCACCGAGGATCTTTGAGGCTTTAATGGCCTGCAGGTCTCCATTTACGGAGCTGCCGAACGGACACCGTGTTCGCTTGAAGAAGTTTGCTTCGATGGGATCAGCAACTTGCTTTCCTGTCGAAGCGCTCGTCTTTTGGGCGATTGCGGTTGGCTCACTTACACGTATTGCTTCTGTACGCGATTTTAAATCGCTACATGAGGTTTACGTGTATGGCGATGACATCATCCTCCGTAAAGAGGATGCTGATACCGTCTGTCGTGTTTTCGCTAAACTTGCGTTGCAAGTTAACGAGGACAAGTGCTGCACCGGCCGGTTCTTTCGAGAATCGTGCGGCTGTGACGCGTTCAAAGAACATGACGTCACTCCTCTCCGGTTGCATACACTGTGGCAGGCG